GCCGGCGGTACCGCTGGTTTTTACGGTGTTACGCCTATCACTCAAGCTGCTGCCATCGCGGCGGTTACCAATACCGCCACCGGTACTGAGTTGGCCACCGCAATCAATGCTATCCGCGTAGCATTGAAAAACATCGGCATAACTGCTTAAACCAACCAGGGGGCTAATCACCCCCTTCTTTTTATGCCAGTTATTTACATGTCGCATGAAGTCCACGGCGCAAAAATTGCAACGATGGAACTTGAAGCTGTAGAAGATGAAAAAAATGGCTGGACACGCTATACTCTTGACACGCCTGTTGTTGAAGAGGCGGCTCCACAGGAAGTAAAACGTAGACGTGGCCGTCCAACTGTTGAGGCGGTCGAACTAGGAGCGTAAAGATGGCCACCTATTCTGCTGCCGATCAGATCAACCGGGCGCTGCGGCTGCTGGGCGTGCTGGCCGAAGGCGAAACTCCTTCTGCATCGGTGTCGCAAGACGCTTTAATGGCGCTTAACCAGATGATCGACTCATGGAATACTGAGCGTTTGTCTATATTCAGCACCCAAGATCAGGTATTTACTTGGCCTGCTGGATTTATCAACCGAACCCTTGGCCCCACCGGCGACTTTGTAGGCAATCGGCCAATATTGTTGGACGACGCTACCTACTATCGTGACCCAGGCACCAACGTGTCGTTTGGTATCAAGTTTATCAATCAGCAGCAGTATGACGGCATCGCTGTTAAGACGGTGACATCTACGTACCCGCAAGTGTTGTTTATCAACATGAGCTATCCTAATGTTGACATGTACATCTACCCCAAACCCACACGGGACTTGGAATGGCACTTTATTTCGGTTGACGAGTTGGATCAGCCTGCTACATTGGCGACCAACATTTTGTTCCCGCCTGGGTATCTACGTGCTTTCACGTACAACTTGGCCATGGAATTTGCACCTGAGTTTGGCGTCGAGCCCAGCCCCCAGGTGCAGCGCATTGCGATGACCAGCAAGCGTAATCTAAAGCGCATCAACAACCCCGATGACATCATGTCGATGCCCTATGCCATCGTGGCTAATCGCCAGCGCTTCAACATCTATGCCGGCAACTACTGATGAAAACGCCTATCCTTGGCTCGACCTACGTGGCCCGCAGCGTCAATGCTGCGGATGCCCGCATGGTCAATCTGTTTCCAGAAGTCATACCCGAAGGCGGCAAAGAGCCTGCGTTTTTGCAACGTTGCCCAGGATTGACACTTTTGTCAACAGTAGGCACTGGCCCAGTTCGTGGGCTGTGGGCGTTCTCATCCGATGACGGTGTGGGTTTTGTGGTGTCCGGCACTCAGCTTTACAAGATCAACAACGCCTACGTGCCTACACTGATTGGCACCGTGGCCGGTACTGGGCCGGTTAGCATGGCCGACAACGGCACGCAATTGTTCATCGCGGCCAATGGCCCCAGTTACATCTACAACAACACCACTGGCGGCTTTGGCCAGATCACCGACCCTGACTTTCCCGGCGCGGTGACAGTTTGCTATCTGGACGGCTATTTCGTATTCAACGAGCCCAACAGCCAAAAGATGTGGGTGACCGCCCTTTTGGACGGCACGTCCATTGACCCGCTTGAGTTTGCCAGCACCGAAGGGTCGCCTGACGGTTTGCTGGCCGTGGTGTCCAACTTTCGCGAAGTCTGGGCCTTTGGCACAAACTCCATTGAGGTCTGGTACGACTCAGGCGCTACAGACTTCCCCCTGCAACGCATTCAAGGCGCGTTCAACGAGCTTGGTTGCGCGGCTCCCTACTCCATTGCCAAGATGGACAACGGCCTATTCTGGCTCGGCCGGGATCGCCGGGGGCAAGGTATCGTCTACCGGGCAAATGGTTACCAAGGCCAGCGCATCTCGACCCATGCGGTTGAATGGCACATCCAACAGTACACCGACATGTCGGATGCCATTGCGTACACTTATCAACAGGATGGCCACAGCTTTTACGTGCTGATCTTTCCCAAGGCCAACACCACTTGGGTGTACGACGCGGCCACCCAAGCATGGCATGAGCGGGCGGGTTTTGTTGATGGCGCGTTTACTCGGCACCGTAGCAACTGCCAAATGGCGTTCAACAACAAAATTGTTGTTGGCGACTTTGAAAACGGCAACATCTACGCCTTTGACCTTGATGTGTACGCCGACAATGGCCAGATTCAGAAATGGCTGCGCACCTGGCGGGCATTGCCCACGGGCCAGAACAATCTAAAGCGCACGGCCCATCACAGCCTTCAGATTGACTTGGAGACCGGCGTTGGCTTGAATCTGGGCCAAGGTAGCGATCCGATGCTCATGCTGCGCTGGAGCGATGATGGTGGCCATACGTGGTCAAACGAACACTGGACACCTATCGGCAAAATCGGCGCGTATTACCAGCGCGCCTTCTACCGCCGACTGGGCATGACGCTCAAACTGCGGGATCGTGTCTATGAGCTGTCCATGACTGACCCCAACAAGATAGCGATCATGGGGGCTGAATTGATCTTGAGCCCGACCAATGCCTAGCCCAAACGCGACGCCCACGCCCATTACACCCCCCAGGGTGCCGTTGATTGACCCGCGCACTGGGTTGATCGACCGGGCTTGGTATTTGTTCTTTCTGTCGCTCAACAACGCTGCGACAAACATTTACGACAACGTAGATGTCGGCTCCAGCCCCGAGTCGCTGATTGCGGCGTATGACGCCGCCCTGCGCACGCTGGCCGATGCCGTGGGCACGCAACCCGTGCCTGCTGACTTCAGCGTCGAGCTGGCCAAACAGATTGAAGCGGCGGGCCTGAGCCCTTACGCGCCGGGGCTGCTGTCGCAAGTGGCTGAGATGCAAAAGCAGATCGACGCGCTCAATCTGTTGCCGCCCCCAACCCAAGGCACCGTGACTGCGGTGACGGCCACAGCGCCGGTTGTGTCGTCTGGCGGCACTGCGCCCGACATCAGTATGCCTGCGGCCAACACCACGACCAATGGCTATTTGACCAGCACCGATTGGAACACCTTTAACAACAAGCAACCGGCGGGCACGTATGTTACGTCAATTAGCGTCGTTTCTACCAACGGTTTGGCCGGAACTTCTAGCGGCGGGGCGACGCCTGCGCTGACGCTATCAACCAGCATCACGGGCATTTTAAAAGGCAACGGCACGGCCATCAGCGCGGCGACCAGCGGCACAGACTATGCGCCCGCCACCAGCGGAACGTCTATTTTGTACGGCAATGGCAGCGGCGGGTTTAGCAACGTCACCATTGGGTCTGGCATTAGCTTCGCCGCTGGTACGCTGTCGGCCACCGGGTCTGGCGGCACGGTCACCAGCGTGTCAGTTGTGTCGTCCAATGGCTTTGCCGGCACGGTTGCCAACGCCTCGACCACACCGGCGATTACGCTCACAACCAGCATCACCGGCCTGTTGTACGGCAACGGCACCGCCTTGGCGGCTGCCACCGTCAGCACGCCGTTGAGTTACTCTGCGGGTACGTTGAGCATTCCCGTGGCCACATCGTCGGCCAATGGATACTTGTCCAGCACCGATTGGACGACTTTTAACAACAAAGGGTCTGGCACGGTAACTTCGGTGGCCGCGCTAACCTTGGGCACTACGGGCACCGATTTGTCGTCTACGGTGGCCAACGGCACAACCACCCCGGTCATTACGCTGAACGTGCCCACGGCGTCGGCCAGCAACCGTGGCGCGCTGAGTTCGACCGATTGGTCTACGTTCAACAACAAACAATCGGTGGCCGCGCCGGTCACCAAAACCGCTGATTTCACAGTTGCGGCCACTGAGCTGTGGCTGATCAACAATAAGACAGGTTCGACCTGTACAGTCACCTTGCCAACGGCGTCGTCTTATTCGGGGCGCATTCTGCACTTCCAGAACTACCAAGCCCAGACGCTTGTGTCAGCATCCAGCAACGTCGTCCCGCTGGCTGGGGGCGCGGCTGGCACGTCGATCCTCTTGGCAAGTACGGGAGATTCTGCGACACTTGTGTCTGATGGCACAAACTGGCTGATGACGCAATACATCCCGAACAACATCCTACTTTTGGAGTAACCCATGACAGTCACCGTCAAAGTCCTTGTACCGGCCAAGATCGTCGAGGCCAGCCAAACAACCCAGTACACAGCTACTGGCGTTACGGCCATCATCGACAAATTCACCGCGACCAACTACAGCGCAACCGCTGCAACCATCAGCGTCAACTTGGTTACTGTAGCTGGATCAGCCGGCAATCTGAACTTGATCACCAAGACCAAGACGCTTCAGTCTTCTGAGGTCTATACTTTCCCCGAGTTGGTGGGCCAGGTGCTGGGTGTGGGCGACTTCATCAGCACTATTGCAGGCACTGCCACGTCGATCAACATGCGCGTCAGTGGCCGTGAGGTAACTTAATGAAGTTTATTGAGCCTGACATCCAGCATCATTTTGGCGGCGGCGTTTACGCCAAGGAAACATTTATTCCCGCCGACAAATGGTTGGTTCAGCATACGCACAAGTTTGACCATTTGTCGGTGCTGGCTAAAGGCTCAGTTGAATTGATTGCTGATGGTGACTCTACAGTGATGCACGCCCCGGCGTGCATCACCATTAAGGCCGGTAAGCACCATGGCATTCGCTCTTTGACAGATGTTGTTTGGTACTGCATTCATTCAACTGATTGCACCGATAAAGATGAAATTGATGACATGATTGTTGCGCCTGTGGACAATCAACAAGTGCATAAAATTGCACAGCTTTTAAGCGAAGGAGTTTGATATGCCTTGGATGATTCCCGCCGCCATTATTGGCAGCTCACTATTAGGCGCTAGCACGTCGCGCAGCGCGGCTAGTCAGCAATCAGACGCCGCAATTCGTGCGGGCGAAATATCTAACGCACAATACGCTCAAACACGCGCAGATCAAGAGCCGTGGCGTCAGGCCGGTCTTCGTGCGCTGCCAGAACTTGAAGCGCAACGTAACATGATGCCTGCCGCGTTCACGGGCCAAGTTGATTTGACTCAAGACCCAGGATATGCGTTTCGGTTGTCAGAAGGTCAAAAAGCGCTGGATCGAAGCGCGGCCGCCAGGGGCGGCTTGATCTCTGGCGGCGCGTTGAAGGCCGCACAACGCTTTGGTCAGGACTTGGGTAGCCAAGAGTATCAGAACGCCTACAACCGGGCGCTGACGGGCTACAACGCCAACGTGGCGCGTGAAGCTACAGGCTACAACCGTCTGGCGGCTCTTGCGGGCATTGGTCAAACTGCCACATCTCAAACCAACGCTGCTGGCGCGGCCAATGCAGCCAACGTGGGCAATTACTTGACCAGCGGCGCGGCGGCGGGGGCAGCGGGCACGGTTGGCGCGGCTAACGCTTTGACCGGCGGTTTGAGCACCTATTTGAACTACAACCAAGGCAACAACTTGGTTAACGCGCTAAACAACCGTAATGTCAGTATGAACCCCTACTATGGCGGTGGCGGGGGATATGGCGGCGGCGATTATGGCGCTGGCAGCCGCGCGGGAATGATTGACACACCTTTTTGAGGTAAACCATGGCACTTGATCCAAACATTGCGCTAGGCGTCCGAGGCGTTGAAGTGGCTAACCCGTTGGCCCAATACGCCCAAGTTGCGCAAATTCAATCGATGCAAAATCAAAATCAAGTTAGCCAAATGCAACTTGATCAGATGCGCCGCGATGAAGCTACGCTCCAACAAATCCAAGCCAAGGCTGTAGAGCACGGTGGCCCGGCTGATCTGAACCAAATCGCCGACGCATACCTTAAATCAGGCAACCCCAAGTTTGTTGAGTTTGGCGTTGGCTTGCGTCAGAAGTTAGATGAGCGCGCGCAATTTGCCAATATTATGCGCATGGGCCAACCTTCTGCCGCTGCGCCTGTCGCCAACGCGCTGACCGCACCTATGCAGCCTGGCGCGTTGGGATCGGGCACGTTTGGCATGGCTCCTGAGCCTGTCAACCGGCTTGCACTTGCTGCCGCGCCTGCGCCGGCGGCAAACGCTTTGGCTGCGCCAGATGTAAGCACCTTGCGAGCTAAACGTGACGCCTTCTTGGCCATGGGCACACCCCAGGCAATTGCTGCGGCCCGCGCTTTGGACGCCGATATTGCATTGGCGTCCAAAGAACCTGTATACCACAACGTGGTCGGCGTGGGCTTGGTTAACCCCCGCGACAAATCGATTGTCGTGCCGTCGGTTGAAAAACCACCCGCACCGCCAACAAGCGCTGCCGAGTACGAGCTGGCGCAAAAAGATCCTAATTTTATGCGATTTTTACAAGCCCGCGCCGCAGCGACACGTCAGCCTGTTCAACCATCGCCGCCGGTCGCTATCGTGGGCGAAGATGGCCGCGTCAAATACGTGACCCGTGAAGAGGCTTTAGGCAAGACACCGGCCACGGCCATCGAAGGCTTGTCGCCTAAAGACATTCAAAAGCGCGAGGCAGTGTTGCCACAAGCTCGGCAGGCGGTCAAAACTATTAGCAACACAATGTCGGTTATTGATCAAACTGTTGACCGAATACTTAACAATCCCGAAGGGCTTGATGGCATAACCGGCGTAATATACGGTCGCACACCAGCGCTGACTGACGCCGCACGCAAAGCAAACGCCGATCTTGAGCAACTGAAAAACTTAGCGTTTGTGCAAGGGCTTACTGAACTTCGTGCAGCATCTAAAACTGGCGCTGGTGTGGGTAACGTGTCCAACCGCGAAGGCGACAGATTTGAAAACTTGAAAGCCTCTTTGGATCGGACTCAGTCTAAGACTGATTTGGAAGATGCGTTGCGTAGATTAAAAAGCCAAGCTGGGTTTACTTCACAATCCATGCAAGAAGCGTTTGACGAAACGTATAAATACAAGCAAACTGCGCCTGCGCCCGCCGCAACGCAGGGGACAGGCGGGTTTAAATATCTTGGTAAAGCGAGCGACTAATGGCTACCAAATACCGTGTTCAAGGCCCAGACGGTGCGGTTCACGTCTTTGAAGGCCCAGATGACGCAACCCCCGGCCAAGTAGAAGCGTTTGCCGCGCAGACTTTTGGTGGTCGTGCCGCCGCCAATGACAGCGGTATTCCCGCGCCACGCAAGACAGGCACGGCTGCCGATTTGATTCCCGGCAACACCTATGCGGTGCCCGCCTCGACAGCAGCGCCAGAGCGTGGCCCTGCGTCTCTTAAAGAAAAATTGCTTGCACCGGTGGAAACCGCTGTAGGACTTATTACCAGCGGAATCACAGCGCCGATTGTTTCGGGTGCTGAAGTGCTGGGTACGCTGACCAGCGGCAAGTTTGGCACAAAAGAAGGCATCCGCGCTGGCGAAGCCACAGGACGCAAAGTTCAACAGTTTTTTCAGCCTGCACTTAGCCCGACGGCGCAAGGCTATACCGAAGCAATTGGCAACGCGCTGGCCAGCACTGGCCTGCAAGGTGTCCCGCTTAACGTGCTGGGCGATTTGTCCAAAGGCATCAGTGCGGGCACCCGCGCCGCTGCGCCCTTGGTTAAGGCGCCAATAGAGGTTCGCCAACAACGCATCCAAACTGAACGTGTGCGTGAAAGCGAAATGAACGCCCCACGTATTGACGCGGCCAAAGATGCGTTTGATTTGAAACTATCATTAAACCCAGCATTATCTAATCCTAACGCAGCCAATCGTATGCGTGTTGCTGCGGTGGGGTCTACGGCTTTGGACAGCAATTTGTCCAAACTCAATTTACCCAAAATTGCTGTGCTTGCTAAAGAAGATATGGGTTTGCCAGAAACCACAAAACTCAACGCCAAAGCGTTTGATACCGCGCTGGAAGCACCAACAATCAGTGGGCCATACGACAAGGTCAGAGCAATTCCCCGCGTGACCGCCGACGCTGCAATACTGGATGATCTTGACAACTTGCGTGTTGCACCCACCATTGGTGACATGGGGCAAGCCAACGCCGTCAATACATTCTTGGACGCCGCCAAACAGCAACTGCAAGCTGGCGCAGACGGCAAAACTATTGTGGACAGCATTCGCCAGCGCCGCCGAGATGCGCAAGCAATTTACAACCAACAGTCTGCCGGCGTCAACCCACCGTCACCCGAAGCAATAGCTCGCGCGGATGCAAGCATTGGCATCGCCAACGCACTGGAAAAAGCAGTTGAGAACAGCATTACCGATCCTCGATTGTTGACCGAATTTCAAAACGCGCGCTCATTGGCCGCACGAATCTACGATTACCGCCGCGCCACCAACTTGGCCACCGGCGTGGTTGACCCACAAGCATTGGCCAAATTGGCTGCCGAAGGCAAACCCTTATCAGGTAACGCAGCAAAAATTGCAAACGTGGCGGCTAACTTTCCCGAGAATTTGCAGGGCGGCGTGGTTCGTGAGCCATCATTTAGAGAAAAACTCACCCGGTCTAGCGCGGGCGGCACTGCTGGCGCGCTTATCGGCTCAGTAGGTGGCTTGCCCGGCGCCATCGTGGGCGGCGGTGTCGGCGCAGCGCTTGGCAATATTGGCGCTGGAATGGCCGCACGTAGCATGGCTAAACCAGGGTTTCAAAAGTCTACGGCCATGCCACCCGACTATCGGCCCATCCCGTCAGGGTTGACGCCTGCTGAAATTAATTATGGTCCAAACCAAGTTGTGCCGTTTAACCCCGCGCAAGCAGTTGTATCGCCGGGACAAGTACCTTATCAGCCAAACTTCACCATGCAAGGTCAAGGTCAGGCGCCTGGTCGTGTGGTGTATGACCCGGTAACCAAAACCTTTCGCGGCGAACTTAGCCCCGCGCCGTTTATGCCGCCCGAAGCGCCGCGTAATATGCTGGGATATTCGCCCGAAGTGCCCGTGCAAGGCCAGCCCGGCGCGTTTGACATTATGCGGGCGCGCGAGCGCGAGCTGTCCATGCGTTTAGGCCGGCAAGCCGAAGCACAGCAAGCGGCGGCTGAGGCGGCTGTTCCTCGCAAACCCGCCGCCGGCGAAGTTATCCTTGACTTTGACCCCATCACCGGGCGCTTTCGCGAGGCCAGCCAAGGCATCAAGGGCGCAACGCCTGAGACATTTCAGAAGCTGTCGGCGCTGGATGACGCGGCCAAAAAAGTCACCGCAGGCAAACTGTTTGATCTGACCGCAACTGAAAAAATTGCGTGGGAAAAAGCCAAGGTTGATTTTGCCGAAGTTGCCCCAGGCTTTAAAGCGCTTACCAACAAAGCCATCGCTGAAAAGATGATGGATCGCAAGTGGATTGAGGAAACCGTTGCCAAGGCCCGTGAAAAGGCCGCGATGTTTGATGACATCTCCAAGCGCGTGGCAGGCGACCAAGCCAAACGCGATGCGGCCATCAAACGTGATCAGATGCTTGACGTGCTGGCAGCGCTTGAAGAGCGTTTGAGCGCTCCACGCCCCGTGTCGTCTGGCATCCAAGGCCCAAAGACCCGCGCCGCTAAACGCAACGCTTTGGCCCCTGACAACCAAAACAAATTGGCCGAATAATGGACTACCAAGTACTCTTCAACATCGCCGTGGCCATTGCCGGATTTTTTGGCGGGTGGACGCTCAACCGCATCTACATCGCCATCGACCGGCTAGACGGCGACGTGCGCAGCATGCCGCACGACTACGTAAGCCGCGACGACTACAAGGCCGACATCCGCGAGATGCGCGACTTGCTGGGCAAGATTTTCGACAAGCTCGACAACAAGGCTGACAAGTGAGGTGGACCCTATCACGGCTTTTGCCTTGTGCAAAAGCGCCTACGAAGGCATAAAAGGGTGCATATCGGTCTACCAAGACCTAAAAAAGACGGGCAACGACCTATCCAAAATCACCAGCGAGGTCGGCGGCGCCCTGTCGAGCTTCTTCAAAGGCCATGCCGAGCTTGAGGCCAGCCATGAGAAGGCGCAGGCAGAGCGTAAGGAAGGAGTCAAAGACGACCTAGCCACCCAAGCCATTGACAATGTGATGTATCTGCGCCAGACCAAGCAGTTTTACGCCGATTTGGAGAGAATGGTGCGCTGGGAGATGGGGATGCCTGATCTCTGGCACGACATTGTGGAAGAATACCAGCGGCTGTTGGATCAAAAAGCTGAAGCAAACGCACGGGAACTGCACGAAAAGCGGATGAAAGCATGGCGGCGACAAAGGTTAAAAAACAAGATTTTGGACAGAACGCTGGAAACGGTGGTGGTAGCTTTCGTGGCCGCTTACCTGATATGCCTAATGTGGTTGATAAGCCTTCATCGTCGGGGTATCTTTTCGTTTTGATCCTGTTCGCGCTTGTGTTCGTGTTGATGCTGCCGTTGGTCGGTATGATGTATGTGGACACCATGGTCGTCAAGCGCGAGGCCAAGGCCCAAATGGAAAAAACCGAAAAACTGCGCAAGCAAATTGAAGAGGAAAGAAAAAATGCTAACCCTGTTCTCCAGCCTAATCAGTTTCCTGATGGGCGGCCTACCAAAAATCCTTGACTTCATTCAAGACCGCGCCGACAAGAAGCATGAGCTGGCGCTGGCCGCCATGCAAACCGAGCGCGAGCTGACATTGAAGAAAGCTGGCTTAGAAGCGCAAGAGCGCATCGAGCACATCCAGACCGAGCAGATTCAGATCAACGCCGAGGTCACCAACAATCAGACGGCCATGCAGGAGCGCCAAGCGCTTTATGCGCACGATGTGGCGCTGGGCCAAGGGGCCAGCACCTGGGTGATCAACATGCGCGCTGCGACCCGCTCAGTGATCACCTATGGCATGTTCATCATGTTCATGTTTGTTGAGGTCTTTGGTTT